CCTGAACGAGATATTGAACTAGCTAACTTAGAAAGTTTACGCCATCGTAGTATCTACGGCATTGTGGAAGATCGACAACGTGTGGTCAATGTACTACAAGGCATTGATTTTGAAGAACGTGAGCTGCCACCAGGCAGTGAATTGATCACACAGGAACATCCCAAGTACTGGGACTACATTCGTGATCGGTGTGTACCTGAAGACTTTCCCATGATGACTCCTATTCGCACCGACGGAGTTCACTGGACCAGACCTTGTGTGATCGTGCCGTTTACTCATGACAACAAGATTGTAGGATACACGGCTAGGTTTATTGACGGAGCCCGGCCCAAGTTTATAAGTGATCAGCAACCTGGATATGTGTTTGGTGTAGACCTACAACTGTCCAACTGGCAACATGTGTTGGTGATGGAGGGTATATTTGATGCACTCTGCATAGGCGGTGTGGCGGTCATGCACAATGAAATCAGCGATGCCCAGGCTAGAATGATCCGCGGTCTAGGACGGGAAATCACAGTGGTGCCTGATCAAGATCGAGCAGGATTGACCTTGATTGATCGTGCTGTAGAACTAGGTTGGGCGGTGAGCATACCCAACTGGGAAGATTGCAAAGACGTAAATGATGCGGTAAAGAAGTATGGACGCCTTGGCACTTTGCTAACTATACTTCAAGCTAGAGAAACCAGCAGAATCAAAATAGAATTAAGGAAGAAACAACTTGTTAAAAAATTACGGAGTTGACGTACAGCGTCTGTTCCTGGAAATGATGTTGGAAGATGCACAGAGCTATGTGCGTGTACAGAACATTTATAACCCAGACAACTTTGATAAAAGTATACGCCAAGCAGCAGAGTTTATTAAAGAACACAGCGCCAAGTACAGCACGTTGCCTGATCGTGCACAGATCATTGCGGCTACAGGAATCAAGTTACAATCAGTACCTGACTTGAATGAAGGACACTATGATTGGTTTATGACTGAGTTTGAAGCGTTTACCAAGCGCCAGGAACTTGAACGTGCAATTCTTAAGAGTGCAGACCTATTAGAAAAAGGTGAGTTTGAGCCTGTAGAAAAATTGATTAAAGATGCAGTACAAATTTCTTTAACCAAGGATCTTGGCACAGACTTTTGGGCCGATCCTGAGGGCATGTTTACCAAGTACTTTGATGCAGGCGGTCAGGTATCAACAGGTTGGCCACAAGTGGATAGACTGCTGTACGGTGGGTTTAGTCGCGGCGAACTCAACATCTTTGCAGGGGGTTCAGGCTCAGGTAAGAGTTTGGTCATGATGAACATTGCCTTGAACTGGGTGCAACAGGGCTTGCATGGCGTTTATGTTTCTCTGGAACTCAGCGAGGAACTCACTGGCCTGCGCACAGCAGCTATGTTAACAGATATGTCAACTAAAGATATTCGTCGAGACAAATCAACAGCGGCCCTTAAAGTCAAACTGGTAGGCAAGAAAGCAGGCAGCTATCAAGTCAAAGCACTGCCAGCGCAGAGTAACATCAATGACATTCGTGCGTTTTTGAAAGAGTATCAGATCAAAACTGGACACAAAGTTGACTTTATGATGGTGGATTACCTAGACTTGTTGATGCCCGTGAGTGCCAAAGTTTCGCCTAATGACTTGTTTGTGAAAGACAAGTATGTGAGTGAGGAACTGCGCAACTTGGCCAAGGAACTGGGTATATTACTAGTGACAGCATCGCAGTTGAATCGATCAGCTGTAGAGGAGATTGAATTTGATCACAGTCATATTAGTGGTGGTATTAGTAAGATCAATACAGCGGACAATGTATTTGGTATTTTCACGAGCCGGGCTATGAAAGAGCGAGGCAAATATCAGATTCAATGTATGAAGAGTCGTAGTTCAACAGGTGTAGGACAAAAAATTGATTTGGAGTACAACATTGAAACTATGCGCATTACTGATGAAGGCGGAGACGAAAACGGCTACAACAAGCCACAAAGCTCTATCATGGAATCGATCAAGGCCAAAAGTCAGGTCAAGGCTGCTGATGCCATCGAGGGCAATTCTACTAAGTGGGAGCGACCAACAGGAACTCCAGCCTGGGAACAACCTGCAAAAGTCAATGCAGACGTTCAAAGTTCCAAGTTGAAGCAGATGCTGGGCAAGATCAAAGCAGGCTAATCACTGGCCTGGCCACACAGGTGCATCAGCAGTGTATACAGTGAGTCCCAAAAGACCGCTGTATCTCACCGCATCTGTGCGGTTCCATCCCTCGTGCCAGGTATAGTTGCCGTTCTGATGCCACCAGCCATCGCCGAAGTTAGTGGTCATACGCACAGGATCATCACGTTGTTCTGTGCGGTAAAAGTAACTGCTGAGATCTTCAGTGTCATGATTACTAAAGTATACCATACCAGTGGCAATCAGTTTGCGATAGTCTGTGTGTAGTGCATTCACAAAGCCTGGCATGTCACGAGTAAACTCAATGTGTGTTTGACTTTGTCTAAACATAGTGTCTCGATCCATGCCCCAGGCAACATCCGTACCAGTATAGTTGTCGTACATCCAGTTGATGCTTTGACGTTTGAACTCTGCACTACCAAAGTATCGACTGATAGCAGTTAGTTTTTTGTTTTCAAATTTTGGACTTAACACCTTGTATCTCATACCCGGCCAAGGATCGTGCCCCACAGGAGCTACATCACCGTGCGGTTTCCAATCTTCGTTTTCTAGTTCTGCAATGATATCTTCGTAGCTGAAAGGCATTTTGAGATGCAGTTTGCTCACAAGATAACGAATGGGAGTGAATATAGTGGATAGTTCTGTCATAGCATACATATTTAATCATAGGATACGTACACAATGGAAAAAGGCAAAAATTTGTATTGTGCTTGGGCTGACACAGGCCTAGCATTACACAATTCAGGGCGATGTTTGCTGTGTTGTCATAGCCAAACATATTTGCAAGACGAGTCAGGCCAAGAGATATATCTGGATACTGGCACTATTGAACAGGCCTGGAACAGTTCTACCCGAAAACAGATTCAAGCAGATCTTGAAGCTGGCGTCCAACATCCCAATTGCAGTGCTTGTTGGAATGAAGAAAGTGCTGGACGAGTGAGTCGCCGCACAGAAGCCAATCGTCAGTTTGCAGACATGACGGTGAATCCTGCCAAACCTCAACTGGTAGATCTCAAACCCGGCAACACCTGTAATCTGGCCTGTAGAACCTGTTGGCCCGAAGTCAGCAGCAAGTGGTATCGAGACTACTGGGAAGTTGAAGCCCGTGAACGGGAGCCTGATTACCGCAAGTACCTTGAAGGCTGGCGACGTATTCGTACCAGCTATGATCAAGACAACACACAACTGTGGAGTGAACTAGAAACCTGGTTTGCCGATGTAGAGTACTATGACATCTACGGTGCAGAACCCATGCTGTTGGACAATGTGTTTGTGATCCTGCAGCAAAGTGTAGCGTCAGGACGGGCAGCACAACAAAGCATTCACATCAACACCAACTGTACAATATGGAATCAAGACTACATTGATATACTTGCTCAATTCAAAAGCGTAGTTATCGATGTCAGTATTGACGGCACTGGCCCCCATTACGATTATATTCGCTATGGAGAAACTTGGAGCACGGTAGAACAAAATCTTGCTCGCTATCAGAATCTTGTACGCAATCACAGCAACATTCGCATGCATGTTTGTATCACAGTATGTGTTCTCAATGTGTTGCAGGTAGTAGAACTACAGGAATATTTTTGTGCTCTCGGCCTTCCTGTGTTTTACAACATGGTACACCATCCTCAGTATCTCAATGTGCGAGCTTTACCCAACAGTATCAAACATCAAGTGCGAGCCAAACTAGAAGAAGGTTCGCCTAATTGGCAAATCACCAGCATCTTAGATTTCATGGACATGCCTTTGGATAACCAGCCTGCGTTATGGGTCAAGTTTCAGGAGTCAACAAAAAAGCTAGACCTGTTGCGACAACAAGATCTAGCTTCAACGTTTCCTGAACTATGGAAACTGATCAAGCAGCAGTAATCACAGCAGTCCAGGTTGTGGCGCCATCAGTGTTTACGTACATACGATTATTGGTTGCACTACCATCGCTTCTGAGATACAATGAGCCCTTGGCAGCACTCAACGTTGGTGCACCAGATCCAAAGAACACACCAAAGTTTGCAACACTTGAGAATACATATCCTGCTCCGGCTGTGCCCCCTACTGGCACAGCAGTACCGTTGAAAGAACGCACCTGACCGTTGGTAACAATATTACCACCAGTGACGTTG